GGTACGAGTGGTTCTGCTGGTAGTGGGGGTTCATCAGGAACATCAGGAACATCTGGTACATCAGGAACTTCCGGTACGAGTGGTTCTGCCGGTAGTGGTGGAACAGCCGGTACATCAGGAACTTCTGGAACATCTGGGTCTAGCGGTACATCGGGAACTTCTGGTACATCGGGAACTTCTGGGTCTAGCGGTACATCAGGAACGTCAGGAACATCTGGTACAATGGGAACTGCAGGTAGTGGTGGTTCATCAGGAACTTCTGGTACATCAGGAACTTCTGGAAGTAGTGGTACATCGGGAACTTCTGGAACAAGCGGTTCATCGGGAACATCGGGAACATCGGGAACTTCTGGTACATCTGGTACAAGCGGTTCATCGGGAACTTCTGGTACAAGTGGTACATCAGGAACATCTGGTAGTGGTGGTTCATCAGGAACTTCTGGTTTATTAGCATTAACTGGTACAACAAACGATGGTGTAATCACATTAAATGGAAGTGCACCAAACGGAACTGTAGAATCAAATTTAACTTTCAATGGTACTTTATTAACTGTAACTGGTAACGCTACAATTACCGGTGACCTTACTGTTAGTGGTACTACAACATATATTAATACAACAACTCTTAACGTAGGTGATAATATTATTACACTTAACGCAGATATTGGAGCATCAACTACACCAACCGAAAATGCTGGTATAGAAGTTAAGAGAGGGAACGCAGCAACAAAAGCATTTTATTGGGATGAAGGTAGTGATAGATGGTATCATGATGATAATACATACATAGCTGGTAATTTAGTTCTTAGTGGTACAATAGATACTGGTATAGGAGCAACTGAGGTTTATTTAATGGACCAAAATGTTAGAACAACAGATTCTCCTACATTTGGAACACTTAATATAACAAACGCTTCAAACGCAATAAACTTCAGTAATACATCTGAAGCTATATTAGAGCATACTGGAAATTCTACACCTGTTGCATTTGATATGAGAAAAGGTGGAACTTCATTTAGTGATGATGGTACATACGGTGTATTACATTTAACAAGAACAAATCATAATAATTCAGCAACTTCTGTTGGTTCTAATTTACATTTTCAATTAAAAGATAGTGGTGGAACTTTAAGAGAATATGCTGGTATTGGTGGTAGAAAAACTGAAGCTGGTGCGGCTGGTGGAGCATTATATTTTTATCGTTATAATAGAACTGTATTAGGATATTGGGATGCAAACGGATTATATGCATCAACTTTTTATGATTATGATAACTCAGCGTATTATTTAAATCCTGCTAGTACATCTAACTTAAATGCTTTAGTAGCAGGTGGTACAAATAACGGAGCAGTAATTTTCTATCGTTCATCAAATCCATATTCAATTGGAGGAACTGATGCAGTATTAACTGTTTCTGATAGAAGTGGTGCTGACTGGGGTATATTTGTTGACAAGACTGGATTTGATTATGGTATTTATACAACTGTAGCATCTGGTGCTACTTATGCACTTGCTGTTAATAATGGTAGTAGTTGGGTATGGAGAGTAGATGGGGCGGGTATATTATATTCAAATAGTATATATGCACCAGTTTATTATGATAGTGATAACTCAGCATATTATTCAAACCCTGGAGGTAATTCCAATTTAAACGAACTTACAACAAACGGAATATTTACGGCATATGGTACTGGTGCACCATTTATGAAATGGCAAAATACGGCAGCAGCTGGATATCTATTATTAGGATTATACAACGACCAGGGAACACAAAGAGTTTGGTTTGGTTTAGGTGGAAGAACACAAACATTTGGTTCATACGCAGCATATTCGCAGGATGGTTTATCTATGAACTTAGATGGAGCTGGTGCAATTAATATATCAAATAGAGGTACATCCAAAAGAATTAATTTAAATACAGGAACAGAAGGTAATTCTAATTTTACAACATTAAGAATAGATAATCAGGGTGTTTATGTAACTCCGGATTCATTAACTGGTGGTATGTATTCACCAATTTACTATGATTCAAACGATACGAATTTTTATTTAGACCCAAATAGTTTTTCTAGAGTAAATTCACTTCAAGCTAGAAACTTAGGTGGTGCAACTCTTAACATTGTAAGTACTGATGTTGGTGTAAACGCTACATTAGAAGCAATAACATTTATAGATAATTCAATTGTTCAAGCGCACGCATCAACTGGTAATGGTAATGCTGGTGCATGTTATAACTGGTATAGTACTGAATTAATTGATGTAAACCCTGAAAAGGATTATGAATTTAGTGTTTGGGTAAGAAGTACAGGTAATGATAACTTATATGTAGGTTGGTATGAACAAGATGTTAATGGAACAACACTAACATCAAATCCTTATTTCCATACAAGTCCAATAAATACAGGCGGAACTTGGATTAAACTTACACATAAATTAAAAAGTTGGAGAACTCCATCTGGACAAGCAAATACAAATGGTGTTGATAGATTCGCATCAGCAACATCAACATTAGTTGATATTACTAACACAAGCGGAGATGGTGTAATGCACTCAACTACAAGAAGAGTACACTTAAGATTTGGTACTTGTTATGGTAGTGTAAATGGTAGTAAAACATATTTCTATTTACCTGCAGTTAGAGAAGCATCTTATCAGGATGTTCAACAACAAATAATAATACCTTATTATAATGGTAGTTCATATGGTGGAAAATTAAGATTTGGATATAACGATTGGGGTTATTTTGGAATTGGTATGTATGGTGCTGCTGGAGAATTCCGTATGAGTTCCGATACTGGTGATTTAAACTTAAGAGTAGATGGTTGGGTGATTGCACACAATTCTATGCAAACTCCAATACTTTATGATTTGGACAATACAGCATATAGAATAGATGGTAATGGTACATCTCGTTTGACAACCCTAACTACCGATGGATATATGGCAGTTGGTATGACTGATACAACTGGATATATGAGTGGTACTAGAGGAGTATCAATATATCATTCAGCAAATCCAGCAGTAGGATTCCGTAACGATAGTAGATACCATTTATGGTATGCTAATGGTAACAATATGTACCTATGGAATAATGTTTATGGTGATGTAATGAGAGTTATCAACAACTATACGGAAATGGTTGGTTCGGCAAGAGCACCTATTTTCTATGATTTGGATAATACTGCATATTATGTAGACCCAACTGGTACTACTAATATAAGCATTCTTAATATGAATAATCGTATCATCACAAATAGAAATACAATATTCTTAGCAGGTGATAGTGATTACAACCATGCGATTGGTAATCAATTACAAACTATCAATGGTTCAAATGATGGTGAAACTTTCTATGGTTGGGCATTTATAAACTTGCATGCTAGACAAGTTGGTAGGTCTGGTTTATTAATGCGTGAAAACGGATATATTGGTATAAACAATATTACCAATCCTCAATATGGATTGCATATATCTGGAACAACGTATTCAGATGGTGATATGAGAGCACCTATATTCTATGATTCAAATGATACAGCTTACTCTGTTGACCCTAATACGACTGGTGTATCTGTAAGAGTAGCTGGACAAATTTGGTCTGGAGTATCTAATAGTAGAAGTGGTGATGTTGGTTTGGTATTAAACGATGGTTCTTTATTGGTAAGAGCAAGTGGTGATAACTATCATAAAATGTGGTACTATGATGGTATTGCATTTGGTACAAATAGTGCACATGGACACTTCCGTTTCTATGGTGAAACCAACACTCAAAGAAATAATAGTACTGGTGGTGCGAATCTATGGTTTGATATAAACGCAACAAATGGTGTAGCAATATCATATGGTGATATGAGAGCACCTATTTTTTATGACCAAAATAATACGGGATATTATGTAAATCCTGATGGTACAACAAACCTTGTTTATTTAGTTGTTGCAAACGGAAACTCTATTCAACATAACGCATATAATAACAATGGTTCATATATGATGAATAACGCATCTACCTATTGGGGTATGATGAGTAACGTATCTACAAATGACTGGAGATTAGGTTATGGTGGTGGTAATTCTATTGTTGGTTGGAACTTAAGATGGGATAATGGAAGTACGGCTTGGGCACAAAACTTCCAAGCTAATATAATGTATGATGCACAAAATACAGGATATTTTGTAGACCCTAATGGACGTTCTCGTTTATCATCAATGGATTATGGTAATGGTTCATATTATTTAGCAGGTGGTGATTGGGGTTATCGTCATAATACTCCATATGGTTGGATTCAATTTGGACCGGCTAATAGTTCACATGCTCACATTTATACTGATAGAAGTAATTTCTACTTCAATGTGTATGAGATGTATTTGAACGGATATAGAGTTCCAATGTATGGATATAATGTTGGTGGAAGCTTATACGCAAATGTGTACTATGACTCTGACAATACTGGATATTATATGGACCCAACTTCAGATTCAAACTGGAATGGTTTAACATTATATGGTAAAAATAGAATTGGATTAGACGGAAAAACCAATTATAGAAGAAGTGATTATACAGGAGATAGTAACCACTGGACAGGTGTAAGAGGATGGGGTACTACTTCATTCAATGATATGATGAACTGGGGTTCTGGATGGGGTGATAGCTGGGGTGGTATTGGGCAATCGCCTGGAGATACTTCTCACTATTTAACTGCACAAGTATATCACTATTCATATTCTGGATATGGATATGGGTGGCAATTGACAGGTGGTGTTACCGATTCATTATGGTGGAGACATAGCTGGCCATACCCTGGTGGTTGGTTTAAAATTGCTATGTATGATAATAATGCATCTGCTGGTGGTACTCTATGGGCAGGTACGTTCTACGATTCAAATGATAGTGCATATTATATGAATCCAAATGGCGATACGCAAATTCTTAGTTTGTATGTAAATGATTGGATTCGTGCTAGAAACGGACATGGTAGATTGTATTTAGGTGGTAATACTCACTTAGATTCTTTCAACGGACATTCAATCTATTTCAACTACTACTCTAACTTACCAATGAGATATTTTGGACATAACTATTTTTATGGTTATGACCATTATGATGTATCTACTGGTTATGCAAGTGGTTCATATAGAGCACCAATATTCTATGATAACAATGATACTGGATATTATTTAGACCCTAACTCAACATCGGATTCTGCTTTAAGAATTAGAGGTGGTGCATTACACGGACCTAATCCATCTTGGGGACAATATCTTTGGGTTGGTGGAAATGGTAGACCTAATAGCTGGGCATCTGTTGTAACTACAAATGGTAACTTACACTTAGATTGTCAAAACGGATATGATGCATACATTAACCACTATTCTGGAAATAGAACATATCTTTATGAGATAAGAACAAACTTTATTTACGATAGAGATAATACTGGATATTATGTTGACCCTAATGGTGATTGTCAATTTAATCAAGTATATGCAAATGGATGGTTTAGACCTCAAGGTGCAGTTGGTGTATATTGGCAATCGTATGGTAGAGGTATATGGGCTCCTGATAACTCTGGTTCTCCATATGGTAACGTAGCAACTTATGGTGGTGGTAGAAATGGATGGTATGGATACGCTGTAGATAGTACACACTGTTTGATGACTACAACTGGTGATAACTTTGGATTACATGATAACCGATATAGTTGGATTTGGTATTGGGATGGTGGGGCATTTAATGTGTATAGAGGATATTCATATTTCAACTCATCGGCACGTTCTCCTTTATTCTACGATAGTGATAATACTGGATTTTATTTCAATACCGATTCTAGAATATCTTATTTAAGTAATACAAATGGTGGATTCTCAGAAGATGGTGGACAGTTTATGTTTAACTCAACTAGAGGATATTATAATCACTATACAAACTCACCACCATTACAATGTTTCTCATATGGTAATAATGCAGCATTTATGTCTTTCCATAAAAGTTCGCATTATGCGATAAATATGGGATTAGATGGTGATACTGTTTTCCGTATGGGTGGTTGGTCTGCACAAGCATGGTTTTCTCAATATGATATGGGTGGTAACTATTATATTAGAGGTGGTATATACCAATACTATTCAGATGAAAGATTGAAAAATATTTTGGGAAGAATACCAAATGCATTAGAAAAAATTTCACAAATAGATGGTTTCTATTATAAAAGTAATGAATTAGCATTTACAGCAGCTGGATATGATGATAATTATAAACTTCAAGTAGGTTTATCGGCTCAGCAAGTTCAGAAAGTTTTACCTGAAATTGTTTCAATAGCTGGATTTGATACTCATTTTCCTGATCCTGATGACCACTCAATTATAACTTCAAAATCTGGAGAAAATTATTTAACTATTCAATATGAAAAAATAACTCCTCTTTTAGTTGAGGGTATTAGAGAATTGAAAGATGAACTTGATGAACTTAAAATTAAAGTAGCAGAATTGAGAACTGAAGTAACTGATTTGGAAGAACTTAGAGATAAAGTAGCTCAATTGAGAATTGAAGTAGATACGCTAAATGCGTAATTATTTAAAAAAACAAAATTAACATATTTATAAGAAATAAAATAAATTTATTATGGGATATACATTTGATTGGAAATTAACAGCATTAAGAAAGCAACAAAGCGCTAATGTAGAAGATGCGGTTGTGGGTACACAATGGAAATTAACAGCAACAGATGAAGATGGATTTTCTGGAGAATTTACCGGAGCAACACCATTTGATTTAAATGCAATTAATACAGGAAGCTTTGTACCTTATAGTGAACTTACCGAAACAATGGTTTTGGGTTGGGTTAAAAATTTAGTAAGCGGTTCATCGGCTTATAACTACATGCCACATATAATGCAGCAAATACAAAAAGAGATTGACAAGAAAAAATGGTCTAGAATTGATGTAAACGAAACTGATTTACCTTGGTCACCAACTTCTGGAAGTGGTGTTACTCCTGATGGAGCAGCATTACCAACAGCAGAAATGCCATAGTATAAATAATTTAAACTAAATTATAAATGTCCAAAGTGCAGATTTAATAATAAATTTGTGTTTTGGACATTTTCTTTATATTTATATGAGTATTAATGTAAGTAATTACTAATACACAATTAAAATACAAATAGAAGAAACAAAATGTCAGAAAGAATCGTATCACCCGGCGTTTTCACAAGAGAAAATGATTTATCCTTTTTAGCACAAGGAGTAGGAGAAATTGGAGCAGCAATTATAGGACCTTTTAAGCAAGGACCTGCATTTATTCCAACAATTATAAGAACACAATCCGAATTTGAGGATACCTTTGGTACTCCTGATGGAACTTATTATAGTGAGTACGCAGTACAAAACTATTTAAGAGAAGCAGGACAAGTAACTGTTGTAAGAGTTGGTGGTGTTGGTGGATACCAACAAGTAGCACCTTTAGCAATTTTTGCAAGTGGCTCTGCTGGATTAGGTACTAAATTAATTGGTGTATTACACTCAACTAAAGCTGGAGATGAAGCAGTTGGTTTTACTGGAGCTTCTGTAGTTAGTGATGATTCTTTAGATGGTTCATTTGTAATCAACTCATTGACTGCTGGAGTAAACGTATCGGCATCAATTTTACCATCAGATACTAACGATTTAGCAGATGTATTTGGTGAATCTCCATTTGGAGCAAAAGTAGCATACGCATATTCATATTTTGAAAATATAGCAAAATCATATAGTGGTTCATTGGCAAGTAATACTGTAATAACTAGAGTTGTATTACCAACGCAAGATTTCGCATACGATACAACCGAAGCACAAACCCCAATGGTTGTTTCTCAAAATATAAGTGGAGTTAGATATGATTTATTTAACTTTGTAACTTTAGGACATGGTGATACATATAATACAAAATATAAAGTAGGTATTTCTAACGTAAAGGCAGCTGGTGAAGATGGTGGAACTGATTATTCAACTTTTACTGTAACAATTCGTTCATATAGTGATACTGATAAGAGAAAGACTGTAGTAGAAACATTTAATAATGTAAACTTAGATGCAGCATCTCCTAACTATATAGCTAGAAGAATTGGTGACAGATATAATACAATTGATTCTGATGGTAAAATAACTGAAAATGGCGATTACTCAAACAGATCAAAATATGTAAGAGTAGTTGTATCGGCACCGGGTTCATTCCCAATATCAGCAGCACCATTCGGACATGGGGCATATACAAATCCAATTTTAGCAACAACACCTGCAGAATCACTTTTAGTACCTGCAGTAGTATATCAAACTAACTCAATTGGTAACACATCATCATCTCCAATATACTTTAGTGGATTTGATTTTGAAACAACTGGTGTTAAGACGGATAACTCACAATATTTAAAAGCAATTCCTGAAGGAGCTCAAACTGGTTCTAACGTAGCATTCGCATTTGATTCTCAATTAACTTTTGTAATGACTGGTTCTAAATCAGAAGATATGGTTAAGAGACAATTCATATTAGGATTCCAAGAAGGTTTTGATGGTATGAACCCAACTGTAGTAAAGGCTAAGGCTGGTGATACTGAATGGGGTAATTCAAATCAGCAAGGATTTAATTGCGCATCTGGAACATCAACTGGTACGTTGGCATACTATAAAGCAATTAACGCAGTATCTAACCCTGATGAGTGGGATATTAATATGGTAGTAACACCTGGTATTATAAGAAGTTTACATCCATCAGTTGTAACTAAAGCAATTGATATGGTTGAAAGTAGACAAGATGCATTCTATATCGCTGACTTCAACAATTTTGATGATACAATAACTGAAGCAACTGAGCAAGCAAACGCAGTTGATTCTAACTATGTAGCAACTTATTATCCTTGGGTTAAGACAATAGATACAAACACAAACAAATTGATGAGTGTTCCACCGTCAGTATTAATGCCCGCTGTTTTCGCAGCTAACGATAGATTAGCAGCAGAATGGTTCGCACCTGCTGGTTTGAATAGAGGTGGTATTGTAGGAGCAGTTAGTGTTTTAAATAGATTAACACATTCTGAAAGAGATACTCTATATGAGAACAAAGTAAACCCAATCGCAGCATTCCCTGGACAAGGTATTGTAGCATTCGGACAGAAGACATTGCAAGATAAGGCATCCGCTTTAGATAGAATCAATGTTAGAAGATTACTTATCGTTCTTAAGAAGTTTGTAGCATCTACATCTCGTTATTTAGTGTTTGAACAAAATACATCTTCAACTAGAGCAAGATTCTTAAATACGGTTAATCCTTATTTAGAAGCTGTACAACAAAGACAAGGTCTTTATTCTTTTAGAGTTGTAATGGATGAAAGTAATAACACACCTGATGTAATTGATAGAAACATATTAGCTGGACAGATTTTCTTACAACCGGCAAAGACAGCGGAATTTATCGTAATAGATTTCAACATCTTACCAACTGGAGCAAGTTTCTCAGCATAATATAGAAAAACAAAAAGTAGATATTTATTAATATAAAATAAAAGGAATAAAATGGCAGAAATATTAGAGTTTAATAAGATGTTCTATACGAACTTCGAACCAAAAATGAAAAACCGCTACATCTTAGAATGGGATGGTGTACCGGGGTATATGGTTAAGGCAGCATCAAGACCTTCAATCCAATTTGAAACAATCACTTTAGACCATATCAACATCAAAAGAAAGTTGCAAGGTAAAGGTGAGTGGCAAGATATCACAATTACTCTTTATGACCCAATTGTACCATCAGCTGCACAATCAGTAATGGAGTGGGTTAGATTGGGACATGAATCAATCACTGGTAGACGTGGATACGCAGATTTTTATAAGAAAGATTTGGATTTCTATATGTTAGGACCAGTTGGTGATAAAATTGAGCAATGGAAGATTAAAGGTGCATTCATTCAGCAAGCAAACTTTGGTGATGTATCATTTGATTCTAACGAACCTGCAACAATTGAATTAACATTATCTTACGATTACGCTATTCTTGAATACTAATCTAAAAATAACAAAAATAAGGGGATTTCAAAAGAATCCCCTTTTTTATGCTAACTAATTTTTTAAAAAGTATGTATTTATATATACAAACTTAAAACAAAGTAAAGTTATGACAGAAAAAACATACGATTTTCCAACGGAGGTATTGGATTTACCATCAGGAGGAAAGATTTATCCAAAAGAGAGTCCTCTTTCATCTGGACAAATTACTATAAAGTATATGACCGCAAAAGAGGAAGATATACTTGCATCAACAAACTTAATTAGAAAGGGAATAGTATTAGATAAACTATTTGAATCTATTATTGTTGATAATGTAAATCCAAACGACATTATAATTGGTGACAAAAACGCTATAGTACTTGCAACTAGATTGTTAGGATATGGAGCAGATTACCCAATTAGTTTCTATTCATCAAAAACAGGTGAGCAAATTGATGTTGTTGTTGATTTATCAAAAGTACAAACAAAAGAAGTAGATACATCTATTTTTAACAACAAAAATGAATTTGAATTTACATTACCTTCAAATGGTAAGAAAATAACATTCAAATTACTTACACATGGTGACGAGTTAGCAATTCAAAAAGATATTGATGCTTTGGAAAAATTAAACAAAGATTCATCGTTTGAAATTACTACTAGATTACGTCATATGATTAAAAGTGTAGATGGTAATAACGATATATCAGCAATATCTAAATTTGTTAATGGTATGTTAGCAAAAGATAGTAAGGCCTTGAGAAATTACATAAAATCCATATCTCCTGATGTTGATATGGTATTCACCCACATCCATGAAGATGGAGAAACCGAGGTAGTTCCCATTACGATGGGAGTTGGGTTTTTTTGGCCTTCCGAAAAATCATAGTTTAAATATTCACACTCA